CCCGGGTGGACCGCTCCTGCGGCTGCCACATCACCGTGGGCATCGAGTCGGTCATTGGCAGCACGAATGCGGACGAGATCAGCCTCTTCGTGCGCAAGCTCGCCCACATCGGGCACTGGCACGCCAAGGGCCTCTACGGGCAGACGGGAACCGGGCGGCACCAGAACCACTACTCGCACACCTTTGCCGAGGACGTGGACCGGCACATGCGCCGGATCGTGCGAACGAGCGACGCAGCCGCACGCCAGAGGGCCGCCGAGGCCTGCGGTCGCGGGATGATCAACTTCCGCAAGGCATTCCGCACGGACGCCTCGGGCAATTACATCGGCGCGGTGGAGTTCCGTGTCTTCGCCGGGACGATCAACCTCAGCAAGATTCTGCACCACCTCGCAACCGTCCTCGGCCTTTGCCGCCGGGCGCATCAGGTGCGCTGCCTCGGGGGCTTCCGCAAGAACAAGCTCCAGTGCGAACGAACGAGAGACGCGGTCAGCGCCCTGCATTTCCTCTGGGATTACCTCGGGTGGACGGGTTCCTCAAGGCCCGTCGCCCTCGGGCAGTTTGGTCGGCTGCACAGCGGCTTCGCGGACTACCGGGGCGAGGCGGAGCGGCTCTGTGCGCGCTTCGACGAACTCTTCCCCAACGTGAACCTGTAACTGGAGGAACCGAACATGTGCGTCATCCTTGTCTGCCCTCCGAACGTCAGGCCATCCCGCGAGGTCATCACGGCCTGCGCCTTCGCCAACCCGGACGGGGCCGGATTCGCATGGAAGTGCGGCCCCGGAAGCCTCGCCTACGAGAAGGGGCTTGAGGCGGAGGAACTACCCGGTGCCCTCGAAGGCGTCCCGGCCTCGGCGGAGCTCGTCATCCACTTCCGCCTGACAAGTCAGGGGCCGACTCATCCGGCGCTCTGCCACCCCTTTCCCGTGCGCCGCACGCCGGGACTCGAACGCCACGGCACAGCCCGGGAGCTCCTCTTTCACAACGGCACTTGGCCCGGCTACCGGGATGCCGCCGAATACTTCGACGACCTTTACGAAAGTCTGCCCGCGCGCGGCCTTTATTCCGACACCTACGTCATCGCCGCCATCGTGGCGCGGCAGGGTCCGAAGGTCCTCCGCAGGCTACCCGGGCGCTTCGTCCACTTCACGACGCAGGGCATCACCCTCCACGGGGACTGGCAGTTTTACGAGGGGATGCGCGTCAGCAACCTCTTCTTCACCCACTGGCTGCGGACGCTCGATAAGGGGCTTCTCGGGCCTGAAAACGACGACTTCCGGTAGGAGAAACACCATGGGCAAACTCTTCAAGATCGTGGCGAGCCGGGCAGGTCAGGTGGTTTACGAGGACCGCATCGAGGCCGATTCCCCGAGGGCGGCACGCGAGGGCATGAAAACCCTGATGGGTCTTCGCTCCCTCTCGGGCATCGTCTACACCATCACGGAAATTCCCGTGGACCTCATCCGGGGCATCGTGGACGCCCGGTTGGCTGAAGCCTCGGTGGCCGGGGACGGCAGGCCGGGCTTGGACCTCAACTCACTCATCGGGGCAGCGGTGCAAACGGCTGTTAACGAGCGTTTACGGGCTCTGGAACGCAGGCTCACGGCTCTGGAGGAACGGGGCACAGAACCACGCCGTCAGGAGCGGGAAAGGGTGGAGCCCCCAGCCCCGGCACAGCCTGCGGACTCGTATCCCGACTGGGCGGCCATCCGGGCGCACTACGAGGAATGCGGCAGCCCCAAGCAGACGGCGGCCCGCTTCAACCTCTCGGTCAACACCCTGAAGGGTCGCATCCGCCGGGAGGGCTGGAGCCGCCAGAGAACGGTGTGGGTCGACTGAACGCGCCCGCGAATGCGAAGGTGTCGCCCTGAACGCAGTAGAGTGAGCGCGGATGCAGCGAGCTGCGCCTGACAGAGCCCGAGAATAAGCAATCTTTTAAGCGGCCCGCGTCTGTCCTGGTTCCGAAAGCACCCCTCCTTCCTTCCATGAGGACGCCGCTTTTTCACTTTACACTTTTTGCATCGTGAGAAGCGCCCTGTTGACAGCCCGCATCGGGCGTGATCCCGATCCACTGCGCCCATACTACACTTGCCGATCCGGCAACGCTACGGCCCAATCCCGCCAATCCGAACCGGCACAGCGCCCATCAGATTCAGCTCCTTGCCGCGATCATTCAAGAGCAGGGCTGGCGGGCGCCGATCACCGTCTCGAAGCGGAGCGGCCTTGTCGTTCGCGGACACGGCAGGCTGGAGGCCGCCATCCTCATCGGTTGCGAGCGCGTGCCGGTGGACGAGCAGGCTTATGACTGCGACGCCGCCGAGATGGCGGACCTCTTGGCCGACAACCGCCTCGCGGAACTGGCGGAGATCGACGAGGGCGACCTGCGGGGCATCATCGAGCGCATCCGCGAGAGCGACCCGGACTTCGACGTGGAGCTGACGGGCTTCAGCGAGGCGGACCTAGAAAAGCTCTTTGAGGACGAGGAGGACGCTGCGGACGAACTGGAGACGATCCCCCGCATGGAATGCCAGGCTTTCGAGCACCACGACTACCTCGTTTTCATGTTCCACGACCTGCGCGACTGGATGCTGGCCCTGCAACTCATCGGGGCGCGCGAGGTGGATTACTCGATCACGAAAACAACGAAGAAAATCGGCCTTGGCCGCGTCCTCAATGGAAAACGACTCATCGACCTTGCCCGCCGCGCCTCTGCCGCCGGGCTTCCCGGAACTGCGCCCTCTGTCCCTGCGCCTCGTGATCCTGAGCCGCAGCCGTTCGCGCACGATCACGAGCCACCGGCTCTTTCCGCAGGCGACGCTCGTCGTCCCTGAATCCGAGGCGGCGGACTACGCGCACATCCCGCTGGAGCGCGTCCTTGTGCCGGACGCCATCGCGGGCATCTCGGCCCTGCGCAACTGGGTCTTGAAGCGCTTTGACGAGGACGCCGTGGTGATGCTGGACGACGACATTTCGGCCTGCATGTGCATGGTGTCGCTCAAGGTTCGGCGGCTCTCCGTGGTGGAGACAAGCGCCATGATCCGCAACACGGCACACTGCGCGTTCGGGGCCGGGGCGCGACTCTTTGGATGGCACCAGCGGAGCGATCCGCGCCTGCTTCAGCGGAATGACCCCTTTGGCGTGAACCACTGGGTGGGCGGCGCGGTGGGCGTGGTCGGGCGCGGCCCGCGCTGGGACGAGCTTCTGCGCTGCAAGTGTGACATCGACGCCACGCTGACCGAGCTCATGGAGAACCGCCTTGTCTGGAACGAGGCCCGGTTTTGCTTCATTCAGGAGCGGGACAAGAACCTCGGGGGCAACTCGATTTTCCGCAGTGCGGAGCGCATCGAGGCCGAAAAGCGTTACCTTGCGCGCAAGTGGAAGGCCCACATCCGCTTCGAGTCCTACAAGAGTCAGGACCGCGTGGCAATGGACGCGCCCCGCCGGCAGAGCGTCTCGATTCCGTGATGAGAGCATTCTCCAGTCGTCTGGCGTAGTCATGCAAGGTTCGCAGAGCGAACCTTGTCCCGGGGACGGGCAGCAGGAAAAGTTCCGGCTGTGTTTTGCAGGCGGGCAGGGTCTTCGCCCAGCCCTGCCTGCAAAGCCTTGCCGCCTCCTTCCCCTGCAGCCCGCCTGACCACGCCATCCGACTGGAGAATGCTCCCGGTTGACGCCCCGCACCCGGCATGGAGGCGGCGAGCGCAGATCTGGCGAAGAAGATTTTGAGCCGCGACTTTGCGAACCTTGCCAAGCGCGTGCAGAGCGGCGGCAAGCTGACGCGCAACGAGCGGGCTATGCTCCAGTCGCTGGCGGGTGGCGCGGAGGCTCCGGGCGTCACGGTGGCGAAGAATTACGTGGAGCTTGCCGGGGCGCTCGGCGTCTCGCGGCAGGCGGTCCATGCGTGGAAAAAGTTGGGGGACGCGCCGCAGCCCGCCTCGAACGGCCTGCACGATGTGGCGGCGTGGCGGGAGTTCATGCGCCGCCGGGGTCTGAAAGGGGGCGCGGCGGCTGCGGAGGGCGATCCGGTGTCCTCCCTCAAGGCGCGTCGGCTCCTCGTCGATGTGGAGGAGCGGGAGCTCCGCCTAGCCGCAAAGCGGGGCGAATACGTGTCGCTCTCGAAGGTCGAGGCGGAATGGAACGGCCTAGTCGGTCAGGCAACGGCACTACTGCGAAGCAAGTTCGAGCAGGAGCTTCCGCCAGTCCTCGCGGGTCTCGATGCCCACGGTATCCAGATAGAATGCCGCCGGGCGATCGATGAGGTGTGCAGGACGCTGCATGGCGGGGAGTGAAGAAGCAGAGTTGCTTGACTATGGCTTGTCACGGCGAAGAAGCTATGCCCGTGAATGCCGTAGTGGAGATGGACGCCAGACTACTCGCCCGAGCCAGAGCGAAGGCCGTGGAGATGGGCGTCAGCCTTGACGAATTTGTCGAGAGTTCCGTTGAAGAATACTTGGAACGAACCGAACAAAGAATCGTGCTGTCCGTATCGCTCGCAGTTGGTGAGCCGCTCTCCGAGGCTGAACTCATCGAAAAGCAGCGCAGGATTTCCGATGGTGACGATTTGAAGAGCTTGGGTAATCCCACGCCTGACTTGTTGGGTTGACGATATTCTGCTCGTCATGGAGCAGCTTCGCGACATCTGGCGCCGTGCTTGGCGTCCGCCGGACCGGCGTTCGCCCTGGGCTTGGGCGGAGGAGCACATCGAGGGCATCTCGTATTCGCCGGTGCCGGGGCGCTTCCGTTCCGAGCACAGCCCGTGGATACGCGAGCCTTTGGAAACGCTCGTCGATCCCCGCGTGCGCATCCTCTCCATCATTGCCCCGATCCAGTCCGGCAAGACCTCGATCGGCGAGATCGGCCTCTCCTACATCATTGCGAACATGCCGGGTCCGACGCTCTGGCTGGACCAGACGGACGAGGACGCGAAGGATCAGGCGGAATCGCGCCTGCACAAGCTCTTCGAGGAGTGCCCGCCCGTGCGCTCGCTCTTCCCCGGTGACCGGCACAAGAAGCGGACGACGACGATCCACTTTGCCAACGGCATGACGCTCTGGGTCCTCGGTGCGCACAACAAGACGAACCTCCAGCGCCGGTCCATCCGCTGGCTGATCGGCGACGAGACGTGGCGCTGGCCCGTGGGCCACATGGCCGAGGCGGAGGCGCGCGTCACGGCCTTCGGCTGGCTCGGCAAGTGCCTCTTCCTCTCCCAGGGCGGCGAGGAGGGCGACGATACGCACCGCAAGTTCGAGACGACGGACATGCGGGAGTGGACCTTCGCCTGCCCGCACTGCGGCACGCGCCAGCCCTTCCGCTGGGAGAACGTCGAATGGAGCAAGGACGCACGGATGGAATCCGGCGGCTGGAACTATGGCCGCGTGCGCGAGACAGCGAGCCTGCACTGCGAGCATTGCCAGACCTACTTTCCGGACACCGACCGGGTGCGGCGCGAGCTGAACGCCACGGGCCGCTACGTTCCGCAGAACCCGACCGCATCGACCGAGAACGCGGGCTTCCACTGGAACGCCCTCTGCGCGATGTCGTGGGGGCGCCTCGCGGAACTCTACCTGCGGGCCAAGGAGCTGGCGCGGCAGGGCGATACGACACAGATTCAGCAGTTTTACCAGAAGCGCCTCGCCCTGCCGTGGAAGGAATGGGTGGAGGACTTCCGCATCGAGGTTTCGAGCGGAGCCTACCGCCTCGGTGAGCCGTGGGAGAGGGAGGGCGCGCTCGACCCGCACGGCAAGGTGCTGGAGCCGCCCTTTGCCGACGGGCTGCCGCGCGTGCCGCTGCGCTTCCTCACAGTGGACGTGCAGCGTGACCACTTCTTCCTCGCCGTGCGTTCGTGGGCGCCGGACTGTTCCTCGCGCCTACTCTGGTGCGAGCGCGTCCTGTCGTGGAACGACATCGACAGTGTGCAGGACCGCTTCAACGTGCATCACAACCTCGTCTTCATCGATGCGGGTTACAACCCGTACGAGGTGTACCGCGAATGCGCGGCGCGGGGCTGGACGGCGCTCATCGGCGACAAGCGGGCGACCTTCACGCACAAGCTCGCCAATGGCCAGAGCGTCCAGCGGTTCTACTCCCCGGTGCGCAAGGTGTTCATCGGGCGCGGGGTCATCTGCCGGACGCACTTCTGGTCGAACCTCAACATCAAGGACACGCTCGCAAGGCTGCGCCGCAATGCCGAGCCGAAAAGCGGGGCGACGTGGGAGGTGCCGGAGGACGTGCCGGAACTCTACCTCGAACACCTCGAAAGCGAGCGCCGCGTGAACCAGAACGGCAAGTGGCTCTGGGAACAGATCGGCTCACGCCCGAACCACTGGCTCGACTGCGAGTCCATGCAGGTCGCGGCGGCCTACATGGTGAAGCTCATCGGGGCCGATCTGCCGGGAGACGTTGACAGCGATGCCCCTGCAAATGGCGGCGATTGATTACTCGGTTGGCTTCACGGCTTCGGAGGTCGAGGAGATTCTTGCGGTTCAGAAAGCTGAACTGAAGAAGACCCTTTCGGCCTA